TTTCCGATGACTTTTTTCACATTTATCTCCTCATTTCATTTTCATTATTCTAATTTTATTAATTGTGACAAACAAATAGAATTTAGAAAATTGCGCAAATGCCTGTAAATACAGTGTTTTTGCCACTATTATATTAGGAAACAATATTTTTATCTGTGACTAACGTGTGTCTAACGATAACAGTCTAAAACTTCCGAAATGATACAAAATATGTTTAAAGATAAAACTCCCGGGGTAATTCCCCGGGAAAATCATTTAGAAATTTCTGTGATTCTGGTGAATGTTCCTTTTGGAACAAATTCAAAAACAAACCCTTCTGTCGGATGCGGGATGCGGATGAAGTACCATTTGAGTCCCGAACTGTCGGTTTCTGTGTACTTCATCACCTCTACAACTGCACCTTTTTTCAGTTTTGGGAACAGCTTTGATGAGCTGTTTTTGTTTGATTTTGTATAACATTTTGTGTCTTTTTTAATCTGCGCAATGTAGGCTCTGGTGTTCTGTTTTTTGGCTGTATCTGAGTCTGAAACTGGTGTTACATTCTTCACTAAGTTGTAGTTTGGAGTGCAGAATTTTGTTCCGGGAAGGTTGCTGTTGTAGTAACTTTTCTGACATACGCCACCACCATTTGCGATAATTGTAGAGCTACCAGAAGTGTTTCCTTCGACTGTCCAGAATCGATCTCCTGATACCTTTGTTACGATTCCGGTATGTGTAAATGTGCCATTTCGATAAAAAATAACAATATCTCCAATCTTCGGATTGCTGTTCATGGTAAACAAATCCGCCATTGTCGGACAGTAAACGTATGGCCAGTGTTTTAAAAGCTTCTTTGCTGTGTCTAAGCCGAATGCTTTCATCATGCACCACGAAACAAACGCTGCGCACCATGGCTGTCCTTGGTAATCCGGTTTAATATCTCGCCAGTATTTTGTGTAATTATTTTCTCCGGCATTTGCTGTCTTACTATCAAGCTGACTATTACTTGCCTTTTCAAGATATCCGGTTTCATTCTTTGCGATCTGGATTAATTTATCAATTGCGTTCATGCCTGTTTCCTCGCTTTCTGGAAAATATGTCTTTAATGCGTTATAAACAAATCTCTGCCTGTCCTTATATGTTCCTACCTGATTCCCTGTGTCCGTCTGGCAGGCTGTATAGAGATTATCGAGCGTATATGGTTTCTGAGTCTTTGCCAAAATTCTCGTTACCGCCCCTTGTCCGCCTTGGTGCCTAAAGTTCACACACATAGCTTGCGCTCTAGCATCCGTAACGCCCTGCTTAAGGGCTTCGTCTGCGTAGGTGGCTAATTGTTCATCCATAAGGCTATCTTGGCATTTAACGCCTAAATCGGACGAAATAAGAGCAACTATAGCATCTGCGAGCTGCGATACCCTGGAAATATTAAAACATTCCCAGTTTGCGGTCTGGACCTGCTCCAAAAGTCTGACCTTGTCTATCTTCTCCCACTGTTCCGGGTCAGCATCGTAAATTCGTTCCAGAAGTGTTTTTGCTTCGATTCCGTACCACTGACCTGCCCCGATTGTAATTGCGTGTTCTTCAGAAGAATTGGTGTAGGCTTCCGTAAAGTCCGAATAATCCTGCTGTCCATAAACCTGTCCACCGGTTTCAACTGCGTAAATAATCTTCCTAAGAACTACTTTTTGATTATTTGTCATACGAAAACCCTCCTAAATTTTGCCTGCACATATTGCATTTACTGTGGTAAACTTGCTCTTTCCACTGTCCCATCTTCATTCAGTACGTAGCCATCCTTTTGAAGTCTTTCAATTACCTTCTTATTCCACAACTCAGGAACATCTGTCCATTTTTTTAGCCCATTGATTACTCGCTCTTCGAAAAATTTAACCATTATTCTTACCTCCGATTGTTGCAACTAATGTAGCCAGTTCATCAAGTGCTGAATCATGCGTTGATACAAGTTCAGCTAACCCGTCAATACCATCACCATTAATTAGAATCTTACGGTTAGATTCCACATTAAGCATCTGCATCACAACGTCTAACTTCTCAGACATCTCATTCAGCCTGTTTGAAACTCGATTGATGGCTTTGTAGATATTTGCAATTTCCTTTTTATCCATATGCACCTCCTGTTCTTAGCTATTCAGCTATATTCATTAATTTGCTAGGATTTTAGATACATAAGCAAGGGGCAATGCCACGAGCGTAACCGGCACTGTAGACGCCAACACCCCCGCCTACGCCCACACCACAGAAGGAACCGCCGCTGCTGGAGTAAGGCGAACGTGTCCAATAGTAGCCAGATACATAATTACTGCTAAAACGTGGCTTCTTATATCTATTAGCAGTAGCATTTTTGAAGTATTGATATTGTTCCCCCTCACCCGTGAAAGAATATCCCACACTGTCAGAAACCTCAATTTCAGATGGTAAAAACGCATAGTCATTAGAAGTCTCAATCGTACTGATCCAGCCACCTACTGATGTCAATTTTTTAACTTGCTTCATCATGTTTTGGATATAGGGAGGCAAGCATCCTTTGTACACACTATTGCACCATTTACGTCTTGCACAGCCTTCCCAACCACCACTGTTTGTGTCTGCACTGTTCATATAGCCACATTCATGTGATGTATCATAAGAACTGTTATATTCTGACACAGTGTCCAAATACAACATACGCTCCGTCTGAATTGTAATAGCAGCTTTGGTCTTGCCGTTTATAGTAGCCACTAAATCATCATGTTCAATTCCGATAATCACATAAACATAATCATTTGCTTTGTGTGACTCACTTACGCCCGTTGCATCCATAGCATTATGATGGATTGTCCTCTTGTCTCCAACAGCCCAATAATCTCCAATGTTGATTTTTCCAGCATAATGAGCTTCAATCATCTTTGTGATCTCTGCATCTGTTCCATCGGCAAATGTAACAATCTTTAAATCCCCTGGCTCTCCAAGGAGTCTGTTTCCTGCATCGTAGTTATATACGCCATCGGTAGAATATGGGAATAACGTGAAGTAATATTGTTTGCCGTTCGTCAGACCCGTAACTGTATAGCCTGTGGTTTTGTATTTATCTCTCGTTGTATTATCAACTACAAGCGTTCCGTCATCTGGATTTGCAGGATAGCCTGTTTCACTCATCACAAGCTTTGTACCAGCCCATGTAGAAAATGTTGAACCACTGATTACGGTATTTTCAGGGTCTTGCCATTTAATTATGACAGATGCGTTTGCATTCTCAATCATTGGGTTGTTTACGGGTTTTGGGGTAACGGTTGTACCGCCACCTTTTGCATGGAGTGTTCCGTCTTCATCTACGAATGTTGTCTTGCCGTCGGGCTTAACCTTGCCAAGAGTTTCAGTTGTAGCAATCGGGACAGTCGCATCACTTCCCCTGTCTCCTTTTGGCCCTTTTATGTTGACTGTTTCGGGATTGGTGATTCCATCTGTGTTGCTCCAGCTTATATTTCCATCGGTGTCCACACTTGGGACGAATGTAGTGCCCTTGTCTCCTTTAGGCCCGGCATCCCCAGCCTCTCCCTTTTCTCCTCGCGGCCCAGTATCTCCTTTTGCGCCCGTATCGCCTTGCGGTCCGGTAATATTTACTGTCTGGGGGTTTTCAAGTCCCCCGTCATTACTCCAACTTATATTTCCTCTGCTGTCTACAACAGGAGTAAAGGTGATTCCTCGCACGCCAGCATCGCCTTGCTCGCCTTTTGGACCAACTGGTCCCTGTGGACCTTGCAGCCCAGTATCGCCTTTTAGACCCTGTATTCCCTGCTCTCCTTTTTCTCCGGGGTCTCCTTTTATGCCCTGCGGTCCCGGGTCGCCCTTTGGCCCTTGCGGACCAACTGGTCCCTGCGGACCTTGCGGCCCTTGAATCCTGCCAGCATTGTTCCAATTTGTGCCGTTAAAAACCCACATTTCTCCATTTATTAAATACGCGTCGTTCTTCTCTGCGCTTAAAGGGAGGTCTGCCTCAGATTCTTTTGTACCAAGGATATTAAGAGATGTTCCATCATTTCCTTGTTCACCCTTTTCTCCTTGTGGGCCTTGTGGACCTTGTGGACCAACATCTCCTTTTTCACCTTGTGGTCCCTGCGGACCTTGAGGCCCTATAATATTACCAACATTTTCACTATCACCATCTGAAAATGTTATTGTCAAATTTCCATCTGTGTCGATACTGACCGCTGTGATAGAGATACCCCTTAGTGATTCTTTCTGCTCGGGTGTCAGCGATTCAAATGCTACGGTGCCATCCGCACCCTTTTCTCCCGGATTACCTTTATCTCCTTTTTCACCCCTTGGACCCTGCGGGCCAGCAGGACCCTCTGCGCCTTTCTCTCCTTTATCTCCTTTTTCGCCTTTTGGACCCTGCGGGCCAACAAATTCTCCGGCATTGACCATCTCTGAAATATCCTCAATGGAACACAATCGTCTTACATCATTAGCCGCAAATGCAATGTATAAGGCTTTGCCAGATGGAACAGAAGGGTCATTGCCAAGAATCGCAACGGGCTCTCCAGGACGAATTTTCGATGTATCAAAATCAGCGTACATACCGCGCCGGAATTGTATTGTATATGTATTGGCCATATTAGACTTACCTCCTTATGAAAGGAAATTATTTTTTATGTAATCCTTTACGGAATCAAGATTTTTTTGTACATCGTCATCCATTACAAGGAAATTGCCTTTATTGTTCTGGCTGATGATACTTCCTGTGTTTTCGTCTACTTCTGAATAGGTGTAAGCAATGCGGCTTCCCTCTCCAGTACTAAGATTCATAAAACTTGTTAAAATTTTTTTCATGATATTTTCCCCATTTCGTCAATAATTTTTTCCCTGTTATTAAGAAGTTCTTTTTCATAATCTGGTTCTGATACTTCAAGGCTTTCACTGTAGTCTGGTTCTGGCATGTCTGTGTCTATTGCCCTGTCGTAGGCTGTTTCGCTTGCGTCAGCAAAACGCATGTGTTCATAGTCAGCCTGCCGCGCTTTGATTTCAAATGCAAATTTAAGCCCCGGAGTACCTTTTACAGTGAAATATGTCTGCTCTTTTTTATCTACCCAACAATCTCCATCTCCTTCCTTTTGTAAAAACACATAATATTCAATCCTTACATTGGTAGATTCTTGGAATATATCATCTATGTCTATCAGGCATGTGCCGTCTTCCGATACGGATGCTTCTCCGATGTCTCCGAACATGGGGGACGCCATTTCATAACAATAAAATGCCTGCGTACCATAGTTTTTTGTTGGAAGGATTCTTTTCTTTGTTCCTCGGACACTTAAATCTGCAAGGTCTGTTCCCGTTCCGATGCTATAGAAATGGCCACTGGCTTCTATATGTGTACCTGCTGTAACTTTTTTTGATGCCGAAACGCTGTCTGCCGAAACGCTTTTATTAAACGAGGCTGAGCTTGCATGTACAGTTCCTGTATAAAGATTGATTCCTCTAATTCGCGTTCCATACAACGTCCCGTACCCCGGCACATATACTCCTGTATTCGTCTCTGAATAGATCTCTCCAGTTGAAGCATCTAGCGTTACTTCTCCATACGCGCCACTTGCTGAAAGCTTTTTAATTCCAACTTTCCATCCTGCTAATTCACCTGTGTTAATATAATCGGCATTCATGTACACATTGCCATTTGATAGATACAGACCTTTATTGCTGCTGTTATCGCTTAGCACATTAATAATCTCTTGTTTAGACATTTTTCCTATGTCGAGGTTGCTAAGTGCATTGTCTGTATAGCGATTCGCATTCGATAATGCTGTCGAAGCTTTATTTTCAGCAACACTATATATTGTGTCGCCGTTTGCTAACACGAATGTATTAGGTCTGAGCGTAACATTTCCGTAGTTATCAATCGCAAATGTTGATACTCCAGAACTGTTTGTAACGTTGATGTTCTTCAGATTAATCAAATCAGCTGAAATCTGACCTGATTTAATATAAGAAGCGTTTATATACAGATGTCCGTTCTGCATATAAATTCCCTCTTGTTTGCCATTGTCTGTCAGAGCATTAAAAACTCTTTCGAAATTGACAATTTTTTTAGCATCCAGTTCCTGCCAAGTACCATCAGTCCCAGAAAACATATATACCTGGCTTGTAGAGAAGTTCATGAATATCGAGCCGTCATGCTTTTTATATTCTTCGCTTTTCCACTCAGATGCTGGATAATTCTGCAATGTTGGCACATACGTGCCATAATAGTTCGGGATAGTCACATTGCTTTGAACTGTCCCATCCACAACATCCTTGGCAATTTGTTCAATAGTTCTGCTTTTCAGGGTAAAGTTTTCAACTTCTAATGTGACAGCACCTGTGTCGGCATCTATTCTTAATGTCGTATTCCCGTTATTATCTTTCGCTGTGAAGCCTCTTGTATTAATCCATTCTGATTGAATACCGATGGCATAGAGAATATTCAGAACGGCATCTCCATTACTATCAAAGCCGGCTTTCCATGTCTGACCCCCATCTACTGACAAAAAGAATCCATCGACACCTGTCTTATAAATTACTTTAGAATCAGCAAGTGTAGGTTTATCATGCCGGTACGTAATTACGGAATCATCTTCTTGTATTTCCTCTGTATAGAAGAAACCTAGCGTGTTTGCTGCAAGCTCGTTCATTTGTTTGAGCTTTACGTCATAGGCAGATAGTTTCTTTTCTATATCTTTTTTTGACTGCTCTACCGCTGTTTGCTGATCACCAATAAACTCGCTTGCATCTTCTTCAGCACTCTTTGCGCTACAACTCCATGATGTTGAACCGCCGAACACGAACTCTATATCTGTCACAAACGATCTAAAGACACGATTCTTTGTATCAATAAATTCAACTGGATCGCCAAAAGTGGCGTATCCGTTGGCAATTCCGTCGCATGAGAAAGGACGCATTCGCAAACCGATTAATTGATTTCCAATAGCTTCGACTCCTGCCTGTGCATTGCCCGACAATAGCTGATTGTCAATAGTAATCACATAGCCGTCCTGACCTGACATATATTCGGTCTCATCTTCTACATATTTGACACCTGTTACAATAACATCGTCTACGTCATATTGTAGATTCTGAATTGAAAATAACGCGTGATAATCGTTATTGCTTAACGTACCACCATCAATCACAGTCCCCATTGTCCATGGATTAAGCGTGCCGCCATCCAGATCATCACCATTTGTCCAGTTCTTTACTGCTCCACCATCGTAAATAGTCGTATTGGTAAATGTCTTATCAAACGTAATAATCCTGAGTAAGTCATTTTCGTCGATTCTTGCATTTCCACCGGCTATCCCGGCACACATTCCGATTACTGTACGGTATGTCGCATTAGATGGCGCTTTCCGAATCTGAAAGTCCGCATTTGGAAACATTGCATCTCCAAGAGTGATTCCACATTGCTGGCAGCATTCTGAGAGCAGTTCCTTGACTGTACAAGGAAAAGACAGGTTAGAATCATATGTCTTATCAGCATTGTGCATTTTATCTAAGAGAGAAAGACTTATTTCGCTCGCCGTTGCAGGCTTTTTCGACACAATGTAAGTACCTCTCTTTATAGCTTCTATCCTGTCGGATAACTGCACATTGAGAAAGATAACAAACCTTGCGGCGTTAAAATTATATCCGTCAAAGCGCCCGTCATCATTTACCAATGATAAACTTGCCGTTTTTTCTATTGCTACACCCACCGGGAAGTCCCCAGAGTCTGCTGAATCTACGAGACTATTTCCAGACAGATAAAAGTCTTTTTTGCCTAGCTTAAGAGTTGTACCATTTGACAATGTAACATTTGCTGTCACGTAATAATTTCTGTTTGTAAGAGATTCTTTCTTCAACTGAGTAGATACATTTATCAAATCGGCTCAACCCTCCTTACATTAATAGACAAATCTGTCCACTTTTCTTCCCCATCTTTCAGAGTTTGCGCAGCCATATTAAAATTTGATGCGTAGAATGTTCTGTCTATCCATCTTCCCGGAATAGTTGGGTCTTTATGGTGGAATGTGAATTGACTTTTGTTAAGTACAGTATTTAGTATGGTTGCTATTTCAGCCCATGTAAGCTCGCCCCATTGCATGTCATACCCACCAATTGTTCCCATTGGTGTATTGTGCATAATCAAATCCTGACTTCTTTTAGAGTCTTCCGTAGAAGTGGTTGCGAACACCGGTTTGTAACTATCCGGTGCTCTTATAACAACGTTGTCTATTTTAAATTGTTCCTGCGGCATATTCTTCTCCTTACGCTAACTCAAATGGGTTCTTCCCATTCCGGTTTCTTCTCATTTCAGCTTCACTGATAATAATATCTAACAGTTTTCTGCCAGATGCATTAACTGTAACATTGTAGGTATTTCCATCTCCCTGCCCTTTTCCTGACTCTTCCCGGACGATCTGCCGTAATAGGCTTTCCGGTGCTTCCAGGTTATTTCCTTTCTTCTGGTCACCTAATACCGCAAGGAATTCTGACCTTGGCGGAATAACTGCGCCACTGGCCAGATATGGGATAGTTCCGATACGTGGAAATGTCGCATGAAATCCAATAGTCTTTGAACCAAACGGTGTTGGAACAGTCCAGGGTCCAAAGGAAAATGCAGATTCAATTCCACCAATTGCATTATTAATCATCCCAACTGCATTATTAACAATGCTGATTGCCTGATTAATCGGAGCTTTAATAAAATCCACAATGCCTTCAAATGCAGATCTGACTGCATCTCTGGCGGCATTAAACTTATTGATGATAGCATTTTTTATCGCTTCTACTTTATTAGAAACAAATGTAGTTACATTTTCCCATACTTGGGATGTTTTATTCTTTACGCTATCCCATACGCTCGCAACTTTTGTTTTAATTGCATTAAATACTGTGCTGGCTGTGGATTTAAGAGAGCTCCAAAGGCCAGAAAGTGTCTTTTTGATTGCGTTCCAGATTGTTGAAGTCAATGCTTTAATCGCATTCCAAGCAGTACTGATGATGCTCTTTATTATACTCAACGCGCCTTTTGTTACGGTTTTAATTATCTCCCACGCACCTGACACAACATCTTTGATAAAACTCCATGCTCCATCCGCAATCTCTTTTATTCCCTGCCAAGCCAGTTCCCAGTCTCCTGTGAAAACGCCGACAAGAAAATCAATGATTCCGCTCAGTGTATCTGCTACATCACCAATTATTTTAATTAATGATTTCATAACTTTTATTGCTACGGTGCCTACAACGTTAATTATTTCTGCCACGACCGGAAGCAAATTCGCGATTATCCAGTTAATCAAAGGCACTAATACCGACTCCCACAGAAGTTTCAGAGAATCAATGAGTTTTCCGAGGAATGTTTCTATCTTTAAAATCGCATCCCCTAATGGTCCCTCTAATAGCCCTTTGAACTGTTCTGCCAGTCCTTGCAAAACTGGAAGAACATAGGTGTTGTATCCAGTTATCAGAGTCTCAAATATGCTTGATAATCCATTCGCTATAGAATCAAAGAACGGCTTTACGTGTTCATCGTATAACCTCGATATTGCGTCACTAAGGTTTTGAACAACTGTTAAGACCCCACTTGTTACAGTTTCTATTACTCCGAGGCTACCCTCGATTGCGGACTTTAAAATGTCCTTGTTGTCGATAAAAGGCTGCGCAATCATGTTAAGGATATCTCTGTCAAGTTTTGCAGCCGTTTCTGTAAGAACCATTCCGATTTCAGCAAAGATTCCGATTAAATCCGCAGTAATCTGCTGTGCGGTTTCTCCACCAAAAACTGAGAAAACATCCGCGAAGGCGACTGCAAGATTCCCTGCGATTTGCGAAATTTCAGAGCCGATATTGAACATATCTATCAGATAGTTCTTTATTCTTTGCGTGTTCTGCTTTAAAAACTTTTCAATTCCGCCTATAATGTTTTGCGCAATTGTCAATCCAATTCTGGCAAATGAACCGGCAACTTGTCCAATTGCATATGCAAATGAATCAAGAAAATTATTTGCTGCTTTAGTAACTTCTGAATCAGTAAAGATATCCTTTAAAGATTTCCATATGGAATCGAGATCCTTTTTTATTCCGTCAAAAATTGGCTCGTAATCTCCTAATCCATCCCAGAATCCTTTTGCAATTAACTTAGCCAGCTGCTTAAATCTGTCGATTATCTTTTTTAGCGGTTTTGACATCTTATCAAGAACCGTCTCGCCCTCTGCTACCTTTCCGTAATCAACATTTTGTACAGCATCTTTCATCTGATCTGCAAGTCCGCCAGTTGCGCCCGGTACTTTTGACGATGAATCCGCACTTTTATCCGTTGAGTAATTATTTATTTCGTCGAGAGGACTAAGATATCCTTTTGCCGCCTTAGTGGCTTTCTTAGTTGCGTCTGCTGTATCATTTGTTGCATCTGCCAGCTTTTCGGCATTGTCGGCAGCATTTCCATATTGGTCTGCCGTATCAGCTATTGCATCTGTCCCGGCAAGACCTGCGCCACTTGCACCTGTCTGACCAGAAGATTTTTTCCCGGTGATTAACTCCGTAAATGACTTGAAGGCATTCGCCAGAGTTGCCAGTTTGCCCAGTAAAATATTAATAACTCTCAAAACGGGAGTGAAGAGATTGATTAATCCCTGTCCGACTGTTGCCTTGAGAGATTGTAACTGCAGCTGCATCACTCGCACTTGGTTCGCCCATGAGTCAGATGTTCGAATGAAATCACCAGATGCGGCAGATAGCTGTTTCTGCACAAAAGCCAAACGAAGAGCCACTTTCTCCTGTTCTGTCATTTCAGATGTGGTTTTGCCGTAGCCGTTTGCAAGTGCGTACTGGTCAAGTGCCGACTGAGTCATTACCACGCCGAGGTCCTTGAGTGTTTCCGTTTCACCTGTAAACACTGATTTCAGTTTGATATAGGCTAAGTCCTGACTGATGTTGTAAAATGATGCTACGTCACCAGTCAGCTGTGTCAGAGCTGTTGACATGTCGTAAGCCTGTGCTTCGGAGAAACCGAACGACTTAGACATTGCTCCGAACGTTCCGACATACTGTTTTGCCATGGTTTCTGACAGTCCGGCAGAGGTCATAGCATTCTTTGCAAATTCGTTTACCTTGTCCGACATGGTTGTGAATGTAACATCGACCACGTTCTGCACTTCGGCAAGGTTAGAGCCGAGTTCTACGCATTCCTTACCGAACTGCGTCAGTTTTCCAATCGAAAATGCTCCGCCAATCAGTACGCCTATTTTTTTTACTACGCTGCCAAGTCCGTTAAAAGACTGTCTGATTGCCGATACGCCGTTTTGCACACCTGACGTGTCCATTCTGGTATCAATAATGACTGAGCCATCAGCAGCCATGTGTCCACCTCCTAACTATTTGAGGTTCAACATCTCATTCAGCGCATCCTTGTACGCTTGCTCCTCGTCGCTGAGACGTGTTTTTATATCAATAATGTTCTTATTTTCTTGATAGAATTTCTTCTCCCATTTATCGAGTTTTTCACCCTTTGCTTTTTTTGACCGGATTCCAACTACGGTGTTGAACAGGCACTCGCCAGATTCCATAAAGTATCCAAAAAACGTCCACCAGTGCATATAAGGTACTGATCTGATTTCTTTACCAGCAACCTTGTTCACAGCCGGAACGATCATATCTCCATCCTGTTCCCAGTCCATCAAACGGGGTTTGGGCTTGTTCGGGATATCATCGAATTGACCACAATCAATAAACTCGCAAGCTTTCTGACAAGCTTCTGTAAGATGTTCCAGGGGTATGCTTTGCCAGTCCTCAAACAAAATCTGTAACATAACAACAGCTTTCGCCTGTTCGTCCAATTCTGGGTCATTCATGGCGACCAGAATGTCAATAATTACTCGAAAATCCGTTCTGATAGAAAAATCCACCCCACTGATATTTAGTGAGGTGGGCAACTCATAGGCGGTCATTTTGTATACTTCTCCGTGTACTTATTGACTGCTGCCTGCATTTTCTTTTTTCTCTTTTCGATTTCCGGCGCAATTGCTTCTGCGATCTTATCCAGAACAATGTAAGCGAACACCTGACCATTTCCGAAAACGGTTGTTGCGGTAATTGGTTCTTTGAACAGGTCTTTTGATGCTTCATATCCGAGCAGATAATTGATTTTATCCTCGATCTGTTTGTTCAGTTCTGCCATTTCTTTACCGGAAGTGACTTTCTGGATAGAATTTTTGAGCTGCTCAAAATATTCTGTCAGTTCCTCTGCACGTGCTGCTACATTGATATCGGTCGGGTTCAGCTTAAAAGAAGAAAAAACTTCGTTTTCGTTGTTAGTGAATGTGAAAATGAGAATTCCATCGTCAATTTTGGTATTAATTACTTTTGCCATTTAGCATGTCCTCCTTGTATATGTGCTTATTTGCTGTCGGCTGTGAATGTACCGGAACTGATATCAAATTTTCCTTTTACTCGTTCGCCGGTATAATTGACGGTAAACGGAATCTGATAGCCAGATGTATCACCGCCATAGGAGGTCGGCACAACGTAACAATCCTGCTGATATGCTTCGTACTTGCCTGCTGTGGCTTCTGTCCAGAGATGAACCTCAACTGCTTTTGTTTTGAGGTTGTCGTCTTTGAGACGTCCATCTACGATCTTCTGTAATGCTGTGAACAGATCAGAAGTAGTGTCTGCATAGAATGGATCAGCGTCAGAAGAAACTTCATAGCCGTTGTGCTTAAACGTGGATTCTCCAAGAATGTTTTTAGATGTTTCGGTGTCTGGATTGAGTTCTACATTGTACTCTTCCAGATCCTTTCCAAGACGCTCATATTTCGGTGTCAGTCCTCCACAGAGGGAACCTGCGTCGATATAATGAGCCATATATTTACGGTCAATCTTGCCTGTAACTGTCATAGAAATGTCCTTTCTGCCTATAACTTTTAAAAGGCTGTGTAGGTTAGCGACTATCTCATATTGATAGCCGGTTGTTACTTGTTATATTACCTCATAAGTGTTTTCGTAGCGTACTGACAATGGCAATAGCCAATCCTGTACGCCACTTTCCTGTGGCTCTAAACCATAGGAGTTATCACGGGTGATACGTTTTATCACTCGCCCCTGTGAAAGCTCTGGAAACACATTTAAACGCGTCTCAGAGTCATTTATAATAACTGGTTCCCGGCATATCCATTTACCGAGATTGTCAAGGAACTTCTGAACAGATAGCTTCTGCCGTTCTTTGTCGGATGCTGTTCGGTATACTACATAAAATGGGTACTGGCATACCTGATGCATCGTTCCGCAGACATCTTCTTTTTCTGAATAAATCAGTGCCCCGTTGTCTGCTGAGAATGCAATACCTGATTCTTTACCGAGTTCCTCAAATTTGATTGTTTCATTTTCGTATAGCCCTGGATACTGGTTCAAAAGTGCTTTCATGGCATCTGTCAGAATCTCATATCCAGTTGCATCTTTTCCGATAGGTTTATCCGCCATGTCTGCCACCTCCTGCCTGTGCTTTTACTTTACGAATCCATGTGCTACCGTATTGTCGTTTAGCAGCATCAAACCACTTTGCCTGCGCCTGTGGGTGAGCTTGTTTGGTGTATTCGAGATTCTCTTTTGCGGCTGTCCGACCAGAGAATTGGCTGACAAGAACTTTCTTTGCTCCGCGTCTTGCGTAGGGACTTCCAGTTGCTTCATCAACCATTCCTTTTCCCTCGTACAGAAAACGCCCATAAGGAGCCGCCGCCGCACATACTTTCCCAGTTCCTTGCAAGGATGTACTCTCAACTCTTGTTCGATTGATAAAATTTCCGGTAATCATTGGCATAAATGGAACCATACTGTCCATAACCATTCCGTCAAGGAGATACTGAGCTTCTTGGTACTGTTTGGAAAATCTGCTCATATTCAACTTTATTTTCATATCTCCATCGACTACGGAGAATCCTTTAAAATGATGAATCTTACTCATATTACTTACCCAGAATCTCAAAATGTGGAATCAGTGTATACGGACCGCCTATGCTGGTAATCTTAAACACGTTATCCTTGTTCTCGTTCATGTACTGGTAGAATCCGCTCCGATAATCGCCATCAGATACCGTTCCACCAGTCCACTCACCCTCCCAGAAGAATGATTCATCCGAGAATGTGATAGTATCTTCCAGAGCGTTGTTAATCTGCCTTTTCCACTCCTTAGGTGGCACCCATGGAAGAATCTTGCCATTCTTGTCAGTAATGGTTATATCGCCATTCTGGACAGTGTATCGAACGTGTAACTGTGCGTTGTCAGTTGCGTCTGGTCCGTACTTTTTAAGGATTGCTCCCTTGTCCGTAATGAGGTCAACGCCGGATAAAACATGAGGATACCAGTACGCATCTCCTGTTGTGGCACTTTCGTAATAGTTGAAAAGTGTAATTTTAGATGAATACATGATACCCTCTCCTTAATTATTCTTTCTGCACTGTCTGCTTAATAACCTGATTCACTCCGGTTGCCGACAATCCGTTAAACATACCGACTGCAACTGCTGTGATATAATCCGTTGCCGGGAAATCCGGGATAACTCCCATTCCGACTGCTCCGAGAATTCCACCAATAACCGCCATGATTACCGGAATCCATTCATCAGAGATTCTTTTTGATGCCTTACAGCCCATTCCTACGATGTAGCAAATCATAACGATTGCGATACATGAGCCAAGTGTTGAAATGTCCATAATCATACCTCCAAATCAACTTTTTCCATAACTGCCCTTGCTTCCAGAACAGCAATATAATCTGTCATTGCTCTTACCTGCATATTGTAAGTGCTTCTCGGACAAGTAGGAGTAAATGGGAGTTCTCCTTTGTCCCATTTTTCAAGCATATTCGCAAGTTTCTTATATCGAATAACTACCTGCATATACTCTGCCTTAAAGCGTTCCTTGTAATCTGCGCTATTCATCATTTCAACGGTCTGTTTTAATTCCATCATTTCTATCACACTCCTGCATACAATATCGGTATTCCATCATCCGTCCTTACTCCCATCAGAAGCGGTAAAGCTGTCTTAAGAAGCAAGTCGTTCGTTTTCTGCGCATCTCCGGCGGCGGCATACACTGCACTCCATTCCTTTGCGCTTGCCCCAATCTGCTGAGGTGTAGCATAAGAGATAGATTCACTACCAGAGGATACAGATGTTACAATTCCTGTCGTGCTACCACCGGACCCGATTACGGTTGATGTACCGCTCACAGCGGCATTAGTAGCATTCTTTTCAGCAAGCTCAATCTGATACATTGTTTCGGCCAGTGAGCAGACCGCCTTTTTGATACGCTTCTGAAAATATTCATTCACAGGCAGTCCGTCCACCAGTCTGTTAAATGTCATCGTGTCTATAAAATCACTGGCTTTTTCTGCCAGTCGTGGAAAGTCGGTTTCTGGCACGACTGAACCGAAATATGAAGTTGTGTAAAATTCATAATCTGCATAAGCCATGCCAGTTACCTCCTACATTTATGATTTTGCTGTTACGCTTGCACTTCCGGCATTCAGTGCTTTGTATGTTCCATCACACTCAACCACTGTAATCTTCTGTTCGGTTGTTGCCTTAATGTCAGCTTTTCCGTCCCAAGAAGTCCAGTTTCTGAGATTCTGTCCATATCCAACAGTTACTGCGTCTGTTGCAACTTTGTATTTGTATACGTTGTTGGAGTTTTCCTTAGCCGGATTTACAGTGATTTTTGTATCACCAGTTGCTGTTCCTGCCGCAGATGTTACTGTCAGAGCGCCGAGTGTTGGTGTCTCATCAATGGTGATTACTGCGATTGCGTCAATGTACTCTGCAAAAAGAGTAAGTCCCATAACCGCAAACGCTTCGGACACTGCTGTGTGGTAGTTGCCCTGTGTATGGAATCCGATCAGGTTTGTCTCACCAGATACGGTGTATACAAGACCTGCTCTTGCAAAGTCAGATTCGTTCGGGTCAACATAGTACAGAACGATGTTCTCAACAGGAGTTGCAATAACCTGTCCTCTTGGAATCTCACTGTCAGATAACAGGAAGATTGTATTGAATCCCATAAAATCTTTCATGTACTGGAAGCCGAACTGGTTCTGAATAGTGATCTCAGCCGCTCCGAGGTATTCATATACGTCCAGAATGTTAACAAATCCAACAACGCCAGTCGCATTTCTGTGCATCTGTTTGAATTTGTTTTCTACTCGACCTTTGGCCATTGCCAGAGCCATCTGGAATGTTGTTTCTGTGGAAGTAAGTGTACCGGTTTTCAGATAGTCGTAAAATCTGCCGGTAACATCAGTCTGAAGCTGGAAGAGGAATTCATCATCGGTCATTTGAACAGCGTTCTCGTAACCGTGATCCTTGATTGCTTCGATAGATACAGCCTTTGCGTACTTCTCGATAGTCATTTCTGCATAGGTCTTTTCTTTTACAGTAAACTTGCTGTAAGGGATTTCCTCACCCTCACCAACATTCCCACTCTGTAAAGTACCCTCTGCGTACTTAGATTTCAGTACAGCACCCGGCTGTTTTTTGATAGGTCTCATGATACCCAGAATCTCACGCAAGTGTTCCCAGTTTCTTTCAAATCTGGTAACGAAGTCAATCTCACGTGCTGTGACCTGAATATCTTTACTTATAATAAGATTAGCTTTTGCTGCCATATAAAAATCCTTTCTACCCATAATTGTTAAGGTATTGGGTTAGCGGCTATACCCTGATGTATAGTCGGTGTAAAAAATCACTGGAATAACTGGATGTTCTGAGCAATTGCAGCCTGTCTTTCGGACGGGTCTTTGATTGCTTCGATATCTTTTCTAGTCATGCTTCCCGGTGTCTGCTGCTGTCCAATCCGCGGTGCTGCAAATCTTGCCTGATTCTGCTGAGCCTGCTGCTGAGATTCATCCACAAAAGCGGATGCGTCAGACTGTTTCATCTGTTCGATCAGGTCGTTTAATCCAAGGATTTTGCCATCTTTCAGCTTCAATCCGGCTTCTTTGATGTCTGCCATAACAGACTTCTTTGCTGCTTCGCTGGAAAACTTAACATCATCGAGTGCCGCTTTCAGAGCATCTGAGAAATCTCTGTCGTAGATTTTTGCGTTGAACTCTTTTTCTGCGTCCTCGGCTTTTTTCTTCCATCCAGCAAGCTCTGTCTGAATGTTTTCCGGGTCGATACCGTCAAAACCTTTTAAGGTTTCTTCTGCTGTCTCAGCACGTTCTTTCCAGTTGTCACGTTCACCCTCGACTTTTAACAGAGTTTTCGCTACTTCCTTTGCGTTCTTGTAATTCTCAGAAAGCGCTTTCTTTACATCTGCCTGTTTATCCTCCGGGATTTCAATTCCAAATGATTTTAATGTGTCAATAAGTTTCTGCATAACATCCTCCTGGTCGTGTTTATTGACCTGCCGCCGCAGGTAAATGGATTAAGCCAGTTAGACCACTGGCAAGGTAATCGGAAAGGCAGGAATCGAACCTGCGGCACATAGCTTGTAAGACCACTGCTCTACCACTGAGCTACATTCCATACCGCCTGTAACGGACAGCTAAAAAACTGAGTTGAGTTTCACCTTTTCGCTATAGCGTAAATCCACCTGAGGCATAGACCGCCTGTATACAAACAGCTTAACTCTAAGCGGATTAAAGCGGAACGCCCGGAATCGAACCGGAGATCAGAGCACGACTCTGTCAGTTTTCCACTAGCGTACATTCCACATAACCCGGATTCCCGGGTTAGCAAGGCGTTTAACGTGTCATGCCTGCCACGAGTTGTTTCGGATATTTATTTCTTTTTTTAAAAAGAAAAGTATGAATAACAAAAACCTTAATCAAGGAGGTGAACCATCTTGCGTGCCAGATGGCAAATACGCACGACAGGATTCGAACCTGTTTAACTTTCCATTAAAGCGTGCGCACCAGATACAAAAATTAAAGAAAGGAGGATTAAAACGAAAATGTCAAAACAACCGTTTTACTTGTGCTTCCTGCTGCACAATTACATTATAACAGATTTCTTTTAATTACCTCTCTACCACTTTTGCGTTTTTAGAGCATATCACGGAGTTTTTCCACGTATCTCTTGACAAGATCACGTTCCTCCCGGCACTCTGCATCCTTGGACATATCGCTCATTTCTGTTGTGAGTTCGTCCAGATGCTCTTCCAGAGCGGCAAGCATCTTTCTTTTGCAGTCTTCAGACTTGCCGGAGCGATAGCTCTGCTTCTGTGTCATATAGTCGTCATAAGCATCTCGCCCATCAGAGCGGCTGTAATGCCCTCTAACATAATGCTCGCCACGTCTGGCATAAGAACTGCCCCGGTCGTAATCCGGCATCATTCTGCCATCATTTGCGCTGTATCTCCCCATGCTATCACGCTTTCTTCCGCGTTCGCTGTAATCGTCATTGTAGCCGCTACGCATCTCATCAAGGACAGTGTTGTAATATTCCACTTTCTTGTCCCAGTAATACGTATTCTTGATATCTTTATACATATCAATCAGTTTGTATGTCATTTCCAGATTTCCAGTGGTCAGTCCACTGTCAGCGATTTTGGACAGCTCGTCTTCGATTCTTGCACATAAATCCTTAATGTCTCTCATAATCACACCTCCTACGCTTCTCTGGTTACGACAATGTTTGCGTTCGCAACAGAAATTGCCTGATCGCTTGTGTTCTCTACCGCGATATTAACGCAACATCCGCGAGGTACATCAATATAGATACCAGAGGACACATTATTGTACTGGTCTACTGCTGCCGGTGTGGAGATCATCTGTGAAGATAATACCGGCTCACCAGAGATTGCAATAGCCAGAGAAATAGCTTCAACAGTACCGCCTGTTGGAATTGCGATATTACCAGAAAAATCCACAAAGAATCTCGCTTTGCACTGGCTAGTAAGTCCTCTCAGCGTAATAATTCCACTTCCCTCTCTGTGCTGAATGCAGTTAGAACCTTTAACTGCTGTGTTTGAAAACACTACGTTTCCATTTGCTGCTACCGTCTGAGCAGCTACATTTGTAAATTCTGCCATAATTTTTACCCCTTTCATATCACAAAAGGACAGGTCTCAGCCTGCCCCTCTGTGTAATACGGCATAAGCCGACATTCGAATCAATCGAAAGATACTCTCGATATGAAGTTATCAGCAATTACATCCGGTGTTGCATCCGCATCCGTAATATGTGTTCGGGTTAGGAACCTGATATGCCGGAATCGGTGCTGGATTAATCGCATTAATGAGCTGCTGTGTCTGAGAAGCCATTGCGGTTGTGAGTAACGCACTCTGGCGATCCTGAGAAGCAGCACGTCTGAGGTCATTGTTTTCAGCCTGCAAGTTAGAAATCTTTTCATTGCAAAGGTAGTCAAGAATGGCTCTTGTTCCTGCGTTCTGGCTGTCGATAATATCTCTTGTGTTGCTGTTCATAGTGTTCTGCAGTGCACAGGTGTTCTGTGCCATATTGTAATTTACACCCTGGATAGCTTCCCTGGTTTCGCAACAGCAGTTCGCAAGCTGTGCCTGTAAAGCATTGGTGTTCTGCATGTTTGCTACAGTATCGGCATTGATTGCTTGCTGGATTCCGAAACCAGTCTGCATGATGTTTGTGTTGATTCCGTTAAAACCGGTAAGCATACCATTATTCATGGCATAAAAGCCATCGCACAGGCCGCTGTTGATTCCGTCAAGCTTGCTGATTACTGCGGAGTTATCGAATCCTCTCTGGATATCTGCCTGAGTAGCTGCTGTGGCTGCATATCCACCACCGTTGCCATTATTGCCCCAGCCGTTGTTTCCCCATCCGAAGAAAGCAAAAATGAATAAAACAATAATCCACCAGCTACCATCTCCACCAAACATGCCGTCATTATTTCTACCGTTTCCAGTAGCAGCGGCAATATCTGATAAGCTGTAATTTCCGTCCATAGTTATAGTCTCCTTTATTGTGTATTTACATCAATCTGGCCAGATTGTAATGTACTATTTCATATTCTTCAGCAGATTTTGAAACTGTCCTGCCATCTGCTGAACTTGATTAAGTTGCTGCTGGGAAATCCGTCCAGACTGTAGCATTTTCTCAACTTCTGCTTTCGGGTTTCCCTTAAAATTCTGTTTAAACTGCATAAACTGCTGTATCATCTGCATTGGCCCGTTTCCCTGTGGCATCCCGCCACCAAGCGCGTTAAATAATGGATTACTCATCTGCGTTTCCTCCCTTGACTGCTGATTCCTGCGCGGTATTAGCTCTAACAGGTTCAGAAAAAGAATTTAATCGGTTTATAATAGCTTCGTATTTGCCCTTTAAATCGTCATATTCCTGTCTGGTGACATATTTACTGTCCATGTTCTGAACAGGCTGTTTAGGTGGCATCTGAGTGCCTACCTCGTGATATTCAAACGTTCGTAATGGCTGTGGCATACCGGAAACGTCTGTGGATTTTATAAAGAATTTTTCACTCTCACTGTCCATCAGTAAAACACTTGTCCCGGGTGCTACCAGATAGGATTTTGCGCCGACTTCGCCAGACACCCACAGAATGCCATTATTGTTCTGCTGCTGTTGTACTGGTTGAGCCGGCATCTGGACAGGCTGTTGCTGGAACTGATTCATCTGTCCCGGAACGCCAAAACTATATTGATAAGGATTGTTATATAATGCCATCTTATGCACCGCCTTTCTAATTATATTTTCGCATAAAAAAAGAACCGGAAACAGTTCGTTTCTGGCTCTAATTAGTGCCCAAAAAGTATCAGCACACTTTAATTATTTTATTATTCACCCTCCGGCTTAATCGTTTCGCCGTGGATATACTCACGTTCATCTGTTCAGCGCAGTATTCGAGCGTATATTCCTTACATCTCAGCCGGAACAGTCTTTCTTCGTCCGGTGTAAAATTACACTCTATCAAGAATCTGTCTATATCTTTCTTTGTGAACACATATAACTTCATGAGCATACCCCTTATTAATGCAATTAACGTTGATTCTGTGCAAGATAATTTGTAAGCTTCTGTTTTGTTTTTTTTAATTCCTCCACATTATTCCCACTGATCTGACTGTCCAACATGGTCGACAACACTTCCAGAATCAACGAATCACGTTCTGCAATCCTCTGAAGACTCTCGTAATCTCGTTTATCATGTTCTTCCAGTGTTTCTACTCGCTTATTGAGCCGGAATGCCGGAGTAATCCACTTAAAGATCACAGCTGCTGCCCCTCCGACAATAGACACCCCTCCACAGATAGAGAGGAAAATCTGTACAAATTCTGATATGCTCATTTATTCTCCTTTTCCCAGTAATATACCGGAATCTCATTACCGGAATCCCATGTGTCAAAATATTTGCCATCTTGTACCGTCACTACATGACCGTCTATGCAGAGGATGTATGTGCCTGTCGGATGGTCTGCGCAAAAGTCGTTGACTGTATAGATATATCGTTCTGACTGTTCAATTAGCTTACGTCTGTACCCACGTTTATAGAGATACGCGCCCCAAACGTAATTAGCCGATGGCATATCTGACAGAGCACATGCCTGTATCATTAATCCGGCAAATACCGTTTCCCAGTCGAACCCGGTTGCTTTACATATTGCCCGGACAACGCAATCTCCTGTTCTCTTATCCTTAACAGGATTCGGATTGAAATATTCCCATCTATCCATCAGTCAATCCCCTTTGCTGTTTTATATCTCTTTGCTGCTCCTCTGGCTTTTGCAGCGTTCTGACGGTTCCACTTCGCAATCATAAGCCGGTCTTGCAGTTCTCTCAGGTCGTTCTGCTTACAGTAATCTTTATATGCAGCATTTTGTTTCTGTAAAAGATAAGACTTCCGGTCAAGGTCTTGTTGGAGGGCAAATCTTGTCTGTTCGTCCTTGCAGTTATCAACCGCCGATTGCAGTCCAAGAACCTCTCTCTTCGTTTTGCGGATTCTTCGCTCATAAGTGCGTTGTCGTTGTTCTTTTTCGTACTGTTTACCTTTGTCGGCTTTGTCCTGCGCTGATAATTCCGCATAGGGATTCGGCATTCCTTCCACCCAAACCGAAAAATGATGCCTGCAATTTATTCCACATATTCCATCGGCTTCGCCATAATGACAATTTTCAATAAAATCAGGATAAGTATGTTTTTTATTCATAAATAGCCACCCCATAATTACTCAATATTTGTATATCCCCAATATTTTAATTCCATTTGTTTCCTTGCCATCACTGCTTCTTCTTTGGTTTTAAAAACTCGATCTTCTACGCGTTTTCCGCCTACAGAAATATAAGCTCTCCATTTTGAATGATTATTGTCAAATAAAACTCCCTTTATACCACTTTTATTGTTCTTGTTTAATGTTGTGGGATTTTTTATGTTTTCTACAATTTCGTCAAAAGTCCATCCATGATTAAGCCTTTTTCTTATATATTCACGATGAACGCCAAAGAAATGTTCCCATTCACCTACGGTTTTTGTATCTCCTTGGTATTTAATTTTCCAACTGCTTTGTTTGTTGTTGCTTTGCCATTCTAATGGCACCCACCGACAATTATCAGGAGAATACCCTTTATTAACATCTATCCTGTCTATTGTAAGTTCTTTTTCGTACCCGCTTGTGTAAGCCCATAATAAAAAAGGTTTGAATTCTTTCCATTCATCACATACTGTTATTCCTCTATCAAAATACGCCACTTTGTTATGAGGCTGTGCCTTTTCAGATGTTCTTATTTTCATGCCTGCCCATATTTTGTATAATCGAGTTTCTGCCATTCCGTGAGAATATCTGTAGGATTTCCCTGAAAGTGGTTTTTCTTTTTTACCATTTTTAATACAAAATTCTTCAAAAGTCATTGTGCTTTCTCCTTTCAACTGCATTTATCTACATTCAATTATATCATTATTTTATTTTAATTGCAAGTAGTTGAAAGTTATGATAAACTTTAGTATGAAAGGAGTTGAATAAAATGTCAAATAACAGAGGTTTAAAAAACCGTGTAGCAATATCAAATGCTATTGATCGTGAAATTTATGAAAAATTAAAATCGTATTCTGATGATACTGGAATACCTATCAGCAAAATACTCGATAAAGCAATTTCATTGTATCTCGATTCTGTTAAAGATAAGGCTTGATTTCTTTTAATTTTTCCCAGCCTATAGAGAATACCTGCCCTTGCCACACTTCATGGCTTGGGCGGCTTCCTATATGCGCCGATGTCAGCACTAAGCCATATCCCATTTCTTTCATTCTTGCCAACTGAATATCAGCGCACGCCTGTGCCACGCCAGTTCTGACAGAACGTGCTACTGCTGTTTCAATCGTGTCTTTTCTGCCAGATGGGTATGTGACGGTAACACCATCACTCACAACGTTATTAACTGCTTCTTTGATGGCTTGCGTATATCCAACTGCCCCAGTCATTACATGATTGTATGCAAGGTCGCATTGCTCGATATATAGCCTCTGAGCGGCACTTGCGGTTGTTCGTGTGAAATTCTTCCACTCGCCCATGGTTGCAAGCATGTTGCGCTCCATGAGCCTTATCATTGCTGGGGACTGTTCGAGCGGTACAGGACTTAATCCTGCCGCCTTGTATACCTTATCATCATACTCCAATGCAGTGATTCCGGCATCTTCAAACGCTTCAAGAAGTTCCTGCTGTTCACGTTTAGTGTATTTGGATAGTTCCGCCAGAATGTCCTCTAGCAGTTCACCGGATTCCTGTAGTGTTCTGATTCTCCATGCATCAGCGTTGGTCAGAATATAATCCTCACCCCTGCCAATTCTTGCCATCATTCTCGACACGATCTCAGAGATGATGTACTGGTGCAATTCTTCGGCAATTTGCTCGCTACCCTCTGTTATCCGGCGTAAATATTCTGGACTTAACATAACTACTCATCTCCAAACAGTTTTGGTTCGTCTGGCTGAGCTTCTTCAACCATTGCTTTTGCATCATTTTCAGTCATTCCCTCGAATTTTACAAAATACAGCCATGCCGGAACCTTGCCGGTGGTCACATACTGCCACCATCTTGCACGGTCGTTTTCACGCACATACAGAATATCTCCGAAATCATAATTGACCTCGTATGCTCCGACTGATGCAAGTCCGTACAGGTCAGCGTAAACGTTCAACGCGTAGATTACTTCATCCAGACAGGATTCCAGTTTGTCTCGAACGTCTTTTATGAATTGCACCGTCCTCTGCTGTTCTGCTTCTACTCCCGTAGCCGTCTGAATACCGCTAGATTCATTAAAAACAAAGTACCCGTTGGAAAATCCAATCTTGTACCCCAACTGACTTAAAAGGGCATTTATGCCGCTTATGCGGGTATCTGTGTTGAGCTGTGGATTGATTTCTTGGTAAAACTCTTTCTCGACCTGCCCGAACACATTCTTGACAAAGTGTGGTAACCTCATCTCGTTCCGTCTGCTCTCCATGCCCTGTGGCGACATAGCTGCTACAGGTGCGCCGCTTGGCATCAGCAGTCTATCATCTGCCAGAACAATCTTCTGCGAATCAAAAATCTCTCCGGCATTTCTGCTGTATGCAATGTCGAGGTCTTTCAGTTCTTCAATAGCTTCAGCAAATATCGGAAGTCCAAGTGGTGTGCTAATATCTACATTGTTCGCTTGTGGCGTCCGCAGCACTCCATACAACGGTCCGTCCAGCTTCTCACCGTTTGCTTTGAGAATTGGCGGTGTATCTGCCATGAGGTCCGCCCATTTGGTCTGTTTAAGGTCAATCTTGTCACCGATTGACTGAGGGGATTTTGATACATAGGCTCTGTTAGAAACGTAGTACGGATAGGTTGTCACACCATCTATTGTAGTCTCAATAAACCTGTGATATTCAAGCCGTGTATAGTATTTCCTTCCGACAGTATAAGAATCCTTAAATATAATCCCCTTTATTTCCTGATTGTCGTAATCTACAATCATCACATCTGCCGGCGTAAATATGTCAAGGCTCTCACCGTTCGGTTTGATGAATACCGTTCCATAAGCACAGCCATATTCTACCCAGTGGCGAATCTGAAAATACACCTTGTCGATCTGTTCCTGAAGCCATGTTGCCCTTGTGGAGCCGTCTATCTGAATGCCAATTGCCAGTGTTGCGAGCCGAGCTGTCTCTGAACAGACAGATTTCGCGAAATTAATCGTCTTAATGTTATTCTTATCATCTAACCATTCCGGTACTCCCCTATAAATGTTCGCACACCGGTTAATCAGTGATTCCATCTCTGGAAACTCTGCTGCCTGGATATTAAAATCCTCTTCGGCTTGTTTTTTGAAAATCATGTTAAACCACCTTTTTAGTGTTGTTATAAGTCCCATTTAATCTACCTTTTAAAATCCATCCATCTTACAGAAGTATCTCGCACAATAATGTCTTCATATTCTACAACTTTTAAGATTTCGTTAATGTCAGATCCATATATTTTTAAACCGATGCTTAAGAATTTATTTATTTTATCTGTGAAGTACCTATTTAACATTTTATGCACTGTGCCCCCTTCTCATGGACAATGGACTGGTTGCGTATCTGAGAGAATCTATCCAGTGATCGTTGCCATCTGGATAATCTGCAATCACTTCTCCATTGCTATCTACTTCATGCTCATAATTGATAATTTCCTTGTATGCTCTAGGTGTTCGTGTCGGATCAATAACTAATGTTCGGCACTGTAACCACTCAAAAGTATATTTGCGGCTTCCCGGTGTAACAATGGCCCTACGCGCTGGAAGCCCTGCATCTCGGAAGTCAATAATGCTTTCTTCTTCATCAACTCCGCAAGATATTGAATAATCATCATATCCCTTTTGTTTTATCTGGCCAGCCATTACTGTATTTCGGATTTTGCAACCGCCAAGCTCATCTAGTAGGATAACTTTGTCCTGATTAGGCACATAAGCCACACGAATAAATGCTTTCGGATCTGGATACCACCCCCAGTCCTGTCCCTGGTAGATACTTTGAAAGCTCTGAATCTCTTCATCTGTAATTTCTCGAATTTCTAACAGTTCGAAAATATTTGTGCCAAGTCCAACAGGAAGGCCAAGATATTCATGGTCGTAAGCTCTCTGATTTGTCTTTCTCAAATGCTCCGCATCATCAAGGAATTGTTGACCAAGCCATTCAACAGGAACTGATCTGTAATCGCTCTTATGCCTGTAGCTGTCGTCTCGTGGCTCTTCTACATACACATTCGCCCAGTTGCTCCGGCTAATTGGCGGATTGAATGTCTTAAATACAACAAACTTACTGCCACCTCGAAGAACTGACTGTTGCACTGTACGAATTTCTTCAATGCCCGAAAATTCGTCAAGTTCCTCGAACCAGAGATACTTGAAATATCCCTTGCTTGCTTTAATAGATTTAGTCTTTTTTGCCTTGTCCAGTCCTCTGAATATGATTTTCTGTCCAGTAGGCTTATAAATGTACTGCATAGGGCTTACGCTGGTATCCCATAGTTCATTGACTCCGAGCGCGTCAATTCCCCATGCTATCTGTTCATAAACGGATTCTCGAAGCGTGTTTCCAACTTTCCGGAATATGACTGCATTAGTTATTGATCCATTAATAGCATCTTGCATCATCTGTAAAGGAATCATCACTCCAACAAATGAGGATTTCGTTGAACCTCGCCCACCATACAAATCATAATAGGTGTGTTTTCCGTCCAAAATGTCCCAGAACACATTGTAAAAGGCAGGAGCTATAATTTCATTCAGATTAATCGGATTCTCATTCATTCTGTTTCTCCGGCCTTGGAATATTATTTACAATCGTAATCTTTCTATCTCCAGAATTATCATTTTTCTTGTCAGCATCCCATCCCTTAAAATTATTTCTCAAGCTGAACTGAGCACCATTTGAACCGTCACGATCAAATAGCCTTTCCTCTGCGTACTGTTCTACTCTGGCTTTCGCGCGCGTAATCGTGTCATTAAACTCTGGTTTTGCTTGATAATTCAAAAGCGCCTGTCTGCTTGCAAATCCAAGTGCCAATGCCAATCCTGTAATCGTTGGAGGATGAACGTCTGCAAAAACTGGTGAGCCAAATTTATTAAATACCTGCTTGCCTTTGCTATCAGTCAAAGGATATCCTTTACAATCCTCAAAATATTTTTCGATTTTTTTTTCAATTTCATCCACCGTTTTATACATGGGCGGTTTTCCCATTGGCATTCCCACATTCTCACCTCCAAACATAAAACACCCTAGCATAGTTATAGTTATATATACTATAATACCATACTAGGGCGTACGTAGCTCTCTACCACTTTTATAAATTTTTAAGTTTTTTTAAAGTCTGCCAATCAGCTTTGCTAAATGATAATATTCCGCCATGACCTTGCGTTTGTAACCATAAAAGTCATTCTCCGTTGCAGGAACCGTTCTGATCTTTTCCATTGTTCGATAGCCGATGCTGTTCACGATACTATCATAGATTTGTGATTCAATTCCGGGTGCATATTTGATAGATACCTGCAACAGATTGTATTTATCGCTTTCACTAAGATTACGTAAATGGCTTTGTAATGTCGGTATATCATCCGGCGGTACTCCGTAATCAATCAGTGTTGCCTTTCTTAACTTCATTTATTTCACCTTCTTCATTCAAGTTCCAGTCACATGGTATGCCTTGAAAACATTCTGGACAGTGTTCGTAGAATCCGCAGCCTTTGCAATCCGCTGGCTGTCCAGTGCAATATTGCTGTAATACGCGGTATGTTGATATAGCAAGGTTTGGCGTTATGTCTGGTGTAGGTTTGTCTGGCATAGCTATCACTCCTCTCGTTTTTACTAATTTTGAATAAATATCCCGTCTTTATCTATGCCTGTTATCTCAATGTTTACATAGACTGATTCTTTTGAATAAGATTTTATTTTATAAGAATCAACATTCAAATTTAATATTCTTTTTTCTATGTCCTGTGGAAGTTTCATCCATGCAATTTTACCATCATCGTACGCATAGATACGGAAATTCAAAACTTGGTTAATGCATATATCTACCGCAGACCCTTCTATTTTTGTTGCCTTTATCACATCTTTTACTTTCATTTCTTCATCTCCTCCAACTGTTTTACTGCTTTTCTATAATCTCTATTCGCAGACCGGAACATCATCAAAAGTATTTCAGACACAGGCCTTGTCCGATTTCTTCGCTTTGCTTTTTTGACGCATGTAAGATCATTTGCTTCTGGTACATATATTCCTACATAATGTGGAATTTCAAGGGATACCGCAGCGCATACATCTGTCGGCATAACCAGGTAGTTATAATCACCAATAAAATTCAACCCATGACCAGAACGAAAATCTTCAGCTGATGATTTAACCTCATAACAATAGCAGTCACCTTTTTCTATCCCGGACACACTATTATTTGCTGGCACGAATCGCATATAATCCACCCTTACCGCATGATCTGTCGAATAATCGAATGTCACTTCTTTCGCCCAATAAATACGTGGATCATTGTGAGGATTTATTTTCTTTTCAAGCATGGCTGATAATTTTGCTGTAATCTCAGGTCTTGTCATTTTGAACCTCCTCCAACTTCTTCTCTATCGGATTAATAATCTCTTCCAATACCTGCTGCTCATAATTTTCTTTCCAAAATTTCTCTCTTTTCCAAAACGGAACTTTTTTAACTTCACCTATTAAATCAATACACGCCATTGCTTCCAGCATTCCCCAACATCCATCACAGGCTCTTTCATTGCACCACTTTGCAAATTCTTTAAATTTCATTTTTGAGTTCCTCCAGCTTCTTCACAGCTTCTTCGCGGGTGAGAAATATAGATTCTCCAAAATCACATTCTCTAAAGTATGCCGCAATAAAACTATTCGTTACTTTTGCGTAAATTCTGAATTGTTCTCCAGACGCATAATAAGATACGCTTGATAAAAAAGATTCATATACTTCATATTCCGCATCTCCATCATATTCATCATAACCAAACACATTAATTGGCGATGTTACCACCCAAACCGTGTCTCCAACCTTACACGGTAATCTCACAAGCAAACCCTGTTCTTCTAAGTCTTCATAAGTGGCGAGTTTTTTAATCATATTCTCTACTGTTTTGCAATTTCCTGCACCCTGTGAGCAGCTATCGCAATATTCACCACACTCAAACTCTCGTTTTTCGTTATATGTGATACTATCATCTTCCCGTTTTGTTAATCTCTCCATCTCTTTCACCTCTTATCGCTTGTTTTTTATCGCTCGTTTTCATCGCTTGTTTCTGTATTTTCTCTCAAACAGGCATTCCAACCAATCTTGAAAAGTGGCTCGAAATCTCCAAGTTTCCGGTCTTTCTCGTTATCGAATTTCTTTGGCAGTGGTTTCAATGGACACCATTCAGGTCTTGATTTACTTTCGCAATCATAATGTTCTTCTGTCATCAGAATTACATCATAATCTAAACAGTCAGCTAATTCACACAAACCCTCATATTCAAGCTCGCCGCAGTATGCAGTTCCGAACGGGCAATCATAGCAATTCTCTGGTGTATTCATCACTAATACTGATTTACTCATACGTTTCACTTCCTCTCAGCATCAAACTCAAAGTATTATACCCCGAACAAGTCCTGACTCCGTTTCTGGTATCTCTTAACAGGACACAGTACGGATATAATGCCATGACCTCGTAGACGTGTTCTGTGGCATCCTCGCCGCACTGGTCGATGTATTTAAAACACTTTCCCGGTCTAAGAAAGTATCTTGCGCATACATATGCTTTTGTTCCGAATCTTACACTTGCGCTACTCATTTGTGTTCCTCCTGTAACAATTCTGGATTGTCGAAAATGTTTCCAACCACTTCGAAATGTTCCAGATCAAACTTATCAATATATTCTCTATCTATGCTACCAGTTTCGTGTCCTACCCATCCGGCAACGCCCCATTCAATGGTTTCATATGTCACATCCTCTGGATAGGATTCGTCCAAGTGTGCCATCAGAATGTCATTTTCCCAAATTTTCTTCCCGTTCTTGTCGCAAAGTCCCGTGAACTGGCAGAGGTTTTCTGGATTAATTTCCGTGTATTCCCATACTGTATGAC